AGATTCTACTATATTTAAAAACTCTGCTACTATAGCTACATTTTTAGATCTTTCTTTTAGATTATTAAAAGATTTTATAGGCATGTTTTTATTTATGTTTCCGTTGTGCGAAGTTAACGCTTCTCCATAAATAGAATATATAAGAGAGGCAATTTCTTCTGATAAATTTTCTACAAAGAGTCTTAATGGAAATCTTTGTCCGTTTGCCATAAGTATAGATGTAAAAACAGCGCCATCTTGCTCTGTGTTTGCAATATACTCTTCTCCACGGAATCCATTTTCATTATTTTCATCTATATATACACCGTTTGCAGCTATAAAGAAAGAAAGAGGTTTCTTATCAAAAGAAAGTAGATTATCTACATAAGTTTTAGCGCCTCTTTCAGTAACTAAATGTCCACCTGTCATTTCTTTTATAGTAGATTTAGTTTTACGGCCTGCTAAGAAATCTTCATAGATTTTAGTTCTGTCAGCCATTAACATTTTTCTAGCGGCTTCCTGCTCTTCAGGTTTTATATGATTGTCTACGTAATCTAGTCTATGTATATATGCATACACTTTTTTACCATCTATGTTCATACTAACTCTCATAGCTACTTTAGCTATCTCATCTTCTGTAAGTCTTATTCCTTTCTTAAGTTTAGCAAGAATAGGAGTCATCTCTCTTATGTCAGTAAGCTGCGGATCGTTTAAGTCTATACTAAACTCTAGCGCTGTACCTGTACGGTCAATTCCGCTCTCTAAAACATCAGTTAAATCTTTTACTATCTGATCAACATCTATCCCGTCATTGTCAGGATGATTAGCGGACTTCCATGCTAAAGATTGTATAGTACTTAAAGCAACTACTTCATATCCTAATACATTAGAACCATTTTTATTTGATTCAAAATTACTAGTTCTTACTGTACTATTATCAGGTATCTCTTGCTCTTCTACAACATCGTTTACAGCGTCTTTACTTTCTTCTGTATTAATTATAGGAGCTCCAGCTTCTGGTGCTGTCTGAGAATCAGGGTATACATTAGGATCATTTTCTGTATTAACTCCTAGCTCATCCATTTCTGCTTGAGTCAAAACAGTTACTTCGCTTTCACTTAATATACTTTGTGATCTATTTACTTCTTCAGCTGTAGGTTCTACTGCAGCTTGTTTGTCCGTCTTGTCGGGCGTAGGCGTATCGTCTCCAATATCTTTTGGGCTAACACGTTCGCTTGAAGCTTCCTGGGCGTCACGTTTAACTTCTTCTTCAGATCTAGATTCAGTAGTCGCATCAGGTTGCGTTCCGTAAAGGTCTTCTTCATATTCGTTTATATAAGCGTTAATTTTATTTTGAATGTAGTTATCAATAAATACATCTCTAGCTCTTAATACTTGAGCTATTTTTTTAGGAGCACGTAACCTATTTAAGTTTTTGTTATATACTATAACATTAGGTTTGTCATCCTCTATTACATCTTCTACATAGTACGTCTCTCCTTGGAATTCAAACTCTATTAGTCCTGGATTGAACTCTTGCATCTCTGTAATAGCTTCTTGCTTAACTAACTCTACCATAGTTATCAATCTAGACAACTCTTGTACTAAGAACGGGTTTGTAAAGGTAACTTTATTTCCGTCTGAATCAAATAGTGTAACTCTCTTCGGCTCAAATCCTTCTTGTGCTATTCTAAATACAAACGGATCTATTGCAGATAGAGGATTTATAAATAAGTTATTATAGTATTGCCCTCCTATCTCAAACGTTCTACCGTCTGCAATAATACTAATTGCTATAGGACTTATTTGATCTTGTAGTGCTTCTACACCTACTTCAGATAAAGTTTGTGCATCTAAGAACTTACCAACTTCAGTTTCCTGTCCTTCTGTATTTTGGAATACAACTGTACCATCCTCTTCTTTAAACAAGATTCCTTCTTCACCATTAAATCTAACACTTACAGTGGCGTTAGGATACGATAATAGATTACCTATTAATAAATTTTCTGTAGTCTCTAAGTCTACACCACGCTCTTCTGCTTCTATTAATCTTTGCAGCTCGTCTTCTTGTTCTTTAGTTTCTTTTGTTTCAGGGAATGCTTCTTCAAAAGTTTTTTCTATGTCAGCCTCAACTTGTTCTTTAACAGTCTCTGCTTTTGCTTGTATAGCTTGTGTTATTTCATCTATAGCTGCTTGTATAGCAGCCTTCTCTTCTTCTGGTGTAACAGCTAACTGATCTTCTAAGGCCTGCTTACGACGCATTAATTTTCTTTGTCGTTTAGTACCTATCTGTTCTCTACGTTTTACTCTATCGTTAGCTTTTGTTTCAACACTATTTTCTACAGCTTCAATTACATCGTCTTCTTGTCCTTTAACAACTTCAGATTTAATTGCCTCTGCTTTCTTTTTATCTTCTTTAGCTTTTCTTTCTTTCTTTTTTATATCTCTTGCTATCTTAGATAAAGTCTCTGTTTCTGTTACCGCATTTAAAAGTTTGTAATGCTCTTCTTTTAGTGCTGCAAGTTTAGCTAAGTCTTGTAATTTTAAATAGGCTTCTTGCCCTTTCATATCTGTGTAACTATCGCTAGACTCAAAAGCATCTTTCATGTCAGTTAGCGTTTTAGCTAACTCTGCAGACTTACCTTTAATTCCTTGTAGAGCTTGCCAGCTTACTAAGCCATCAGTAATGTCTGCTAACTCTTGGCTTAATTCTATCTCTCTTTTATCAGCAACGTCAATCATGTAAGAGTAGTATCGTATACCAGCATCTATAAGTATTTTTTCCTGATCTGTTACGTTGTTTAATGTAGAAACAAATAAATCTACTTTAGGTTTTTGATCCTCAATAAATTTAATTCTATCTTCTATTATACGTGCTTGTTCAGCAGGACTTTTAACTTTAGTTTCTGGATTTAATCCAACCACTTCTTTAAAAGCATCTTCAGATAATCCACCTATGTCTTTAACAAATGCTTTTAGGTCTTCTATTTTACCCGCATTTATAAACTCATCTACTAAAGAAAATACAGCTTGGGCTTCAGCGTTTTTATACTTAAATATATCACCGTCTTCTAAAGCTTTATCCATTTTTGCTTGAGCTATAGCTCCTTCATTGTAAGATTTTAATAATCTATACAATTTAGATTCAGGTTCTAATAAGTTAAGTTTTTCTGAGAGCGCTACAGATTTTTCGTATTTATCAAGCCACTCTTGTCTTGATGTCATACCGTCTTCTCTAACTGCGGCACCTGCTTCCCCTAACTTACCTAATAAGGCCCCTAAGAATATAGCTTGTTGCCCTTCTTTAGTTTGCGGTGCCTCCATGTAACCTCTCATTAGAGATCCAATTACACCTACACCACCTTCTAACATATCTGTCATATCCTCAATAGGATTTGACGAGTATACATCAGTAAAGTAATCTTCAGCTGCTACATTTACAGCTGCTTGAGACCATTCTTCAAAGGCTTCAGCTGCAGGACGTTTAAACCAGTTAACTACGCCGTAGTACTTTTTCCAATTATCGGACATTTCTTTTGCCCCATAACGCAATTTTCCGTCAACCATTTTCTTTTGCGTTATATCGTCCATGTACTTACTTGACGTAGACTTCCAGCTTCTAGAAAATAGTTTACCAAATTGATATACATTAGATGCGCCTACAATTGCAGTGTTTAGACCAAAAGCTATATTACCTGCTGTATCAGCAAGCTCTTGTATTTCTAAATCACTCATATTAGCGTAGCGCTCATCTCCTGTAGACCTAAGATTTTGCATTGTTGCTATCGAACGTCTACGGGTTTCTCTTGCTTCTATACCAGCTTCACCAAATGCAGATATTAAACCTGCACCAAACATGTTAGCTGCTTCAGCAGAGTAGTTTACTCTCCCAATTATATTTTTTATATTATCAATACTCTTTGCAGTTTTAGCTCCTGCTAACTGTTGTCCACGGAATGTGTTTGTAAGATTTCTCCAAGCTCTAACGCCTCCCATACCTGCACCTCTAACTCCCGTTTTGATTGCGCCTGAAGCACCAACAGCATAACCACTAGCTATAGCACCTGCTAAGAATCCTAGTCCTTGCATACCTTGGTCAGCCCAAAAGTTTGCAGTACCTAGAGATCTCCAGAAACCATAATCTCTTTCTGCTTGTGTATAGTAATTAGGTAATTCTTGTCTTAAGAATTCATTAAACTCGTCAAGAGCTTTTGATCCTTCGTTATTATAGAATCCAGAAAACTTACCTGTAGATATAGCAGTGGGAGTACCTACAAATAAATCAACAAATGGTTCTGCAAAAGTTGTTAGTCCTGTACCAACACCTTTTAATACACCATTTGTCCACTTAGAAAGATTAGACTGTAGCATCGCCGCACTTTCTTGTACATTAATACCAGGTCCAGGATCTACACCATACTTTCTAGCAATATTTCTTTGTCTAGATTGTTCAGGAGTAAACTCTACTATATCAGGTATACCACTAAGCACAGGAGCATCAGGCATTTTTACATCTGCAAGACTTGGCCCTGTAACTTTTTCAGGTAACATATCCTGCCCTAAAGGTTGTTGAGTTAATTCAATACCGCCTAGCGTAGGCCCAGTTAAGTCATTACCGTTTGCCATATTCTTGATTTATAAGTCTTCCCAAATCTAATACTGATCTACTTGTAAGTAGCCCTGATTTATCTCCTTTTACATAAGCATCGCCGTTAGCGTCTAATATATAATAATCATATTGTCCGCCTCCAACGCTAACTCTTCTTACAGTACTTACACCAGGTACACCTGATACAGGTCTGTCTGCGTAAGAAACTTCTCCTGCATAGTTATAACCAGGAAGCTCTCCTCTTTGATCTGCATTTATATATTCTATTTCACTTCTTTGTATTGGGCCACCTATAGTGTTATCTGCTATTAATTCTACTCCCATCTGTTGATTAGCAGGGTTAGTAGAATTTAGTAAATTTTCTGCTAAGTAATTTACTCTGTTTGTTTGGTCTTGTGGTGAATAACTAGCTTCAGTTACATATACAGTACTTTGTCTAGGCTCACCTTCTTTCCATTTATTTTTATGATAGCTTACTGCATATAATTGTTTACCATTAACAAAAGAAGCTGTTGGCATTACTTCTACTCCTGGAGTATCAATACCACCTTTTCTAACTATTGAAGTTAAAGATGCACTATTAGATTCAAGTATAGAAAGTAAATCTGCCCCTGTTGCAGGGTCTACAAATTTCATAGCATCTTTTATAACAGCATCTGTAACTTGTCTTCTAAGATTAAAAATAGCATCTTGATCTCCTTTAGCAGGGTCTGGGTTAAGAGTTCTAATATTTTGTTCATACTCTTTAGCCGTTTCAATCTTTTTAACTTCTTCTCTAAGCTCTTTAGAAATTCCTTGTAGCTCTACTGCATTACTAACTGTAATATCATTAGGGTTTATTCCAAACTCAGGATTATTTGTAGCAATTTCTCTTAAAGCATCTCTTGTAGCTACAGGAATATTAGTTGCACCAGATAATGGTGTTGTACCAACAAATAAACTTTCATCTGCTACAGATAAAAGATCAATAATTTTTCTTTCGTCTTTGTCTAAACCTCCAAGTAATCTTTCGTATTCATTTTCATTACCTTTTTTACCTACTTCGGCATATTTAGTGGTAACTAAATCTTTTGTATATGTTTTAAGAGATTGCTCTCTAGATGCAATATCATTTTCTATAAAAGTTACTTGCTTATTTAGTTCATTATATTGAGGAGTTCCTTTACCATACGCATCTCTTTGTCTTTGTATATCTAGTAAATTATCTTTAGCGCTTCTTATATTTGCAATATTTTCTTCACCTCTAACTACAGGCCTTTGTGAGCCAGATCCTCCTACAAATATATCTGATAATTTTGTATCTTTTTCTTTCATCTCAACATCTCTTTGTAAGAAAGGTTGTATAGCTGCTACTGCAAAGTTATTCATTCTGTCATCTAATAACTTAGCTCTATACACTGATTGAGAAGCGACTGCTTGAGCTTGTTCTTCAGGTACTTCTATAGGCATAGATGTTATTGCATCTCTATATAACTGTGCGTATTTTTTATCGCTCAAGATTTTATCCATGTCTACATTTTCCATAGGAAAGTTTCCTGCACGCATGTTTAAATCTATTTCTTGAGTTATAGTTCCTCGTACTTCAGGATCCATTAGCATGTAGTTCTGAGCTATCGGGAGTAAAGTCTCTGCAGTTAACTGCTCTATTTTATTTCCCTCTGCATCAGTAAAACCATCAGCTTCTTTTTGGGATAACCAATCTCCTGTTTTTTCTAATATATCTACTTCAGGTATTAAGCTAGGTGGAGAAAATGTTGCAGGTTGTCCTGAGTCATAAGCATTTTGCATTTCTTGTAATGCTATCTGCAGACTTAAGTTAGTTCTTGCTTCAGGTACGCCACCTTTACCTTTCATATAAAGCTCATTTAGATTGTCATATTCTTTTTTAGCTGCAGCATACTGAGAACCAGCACGTTGTAAAGAACCTATCCTACCACTAGCCATGTCACCGTAAAAAGATTTCATTACATCCATACCTCCACGATATTTAAGAGGGTCTCCACCTGCTTCTGCTAATCCTTGGTCTATTTTATCTAAGTAAGGTTTTAGTTCTGCTAACGCCTCATCTTGTAAACCAGGGGGAGCTAGCATTGCTTGATCATAAAAACCTTTATACATCCCAAGTAGGTTCTGCTCTTTAGCATCTCTGTCAGCTTCAGTTAGCCTAGACATTTCAAAGGCTTGAGCGTATGGTAAAGGAACATAATCTCTAGACTGTATAGGCCCAGATAATAATCCTCCTGTTTGATATTTTTTTATATCCATAATTTTATTGATTTAAACCTTGGTAATTATCAAATAAACCAAAATTACCTAAAGATGGTTGAGACATATTACCTAGGCTAAAGTTAAATCCTGTACCTGTTCCTGCATTTCCACCTGTAGTAGTTGGAGTACCAAATCTTTGGTTATATAAATCTGCCATAAACTCTTCTCCTCGTTTACTAGTTTGATATTGACCCATATCACTAACAGCTTCTTTAAAGAACATATCTCTAGCAGCACCTCTTTGCTCATTCATCATATCTAATCTTAATGCAAGCATTTTATTATTTCTATCAATCTCTGCTTGACGTTCAAAGATATTTAATCCTAATTGATTTTGTAGCATTTGTCCTTTAGCTTCTTGTGCAGCTAACTGAGACCCTGCTTTTCCTGATAGTTGCATACTTGCTGCTATCTTTTCTGCAGGGCTACCTCCGCCTCTAAGGATGTTATATTGTGAAGAAGCAACTTGGTTTCTAATAGGGGCCATAAGTGCACCCATATCTATTTTTGTTAAAGATGGATCAGGCTCAAATTGTGTCATGTATTGCGATGCATCTATTTGAGGTATATCTTTAGCAAACAATCCTTGTCCCATATTATATATTGCTTCAGGATTATCTTTAGCAAACTCTAATGCTTTATTTCCAAACTGTTTAAATCCATCAGACTGAAGGAAGCCTTTTGCTTTAGTAAATAAATCTCCTAATCCTGCTCCAGGTATCTGTGGGTTACCTGTTTTCTTTGCTATCTTTTTAGATTTAGACCTTTCCTGCTCTCTAAATAGTTTCTGCAATTTATCTTTTATTCTTTTTAACTGAAACTTTTTAGTTTGTTGTCCTATAAAATCATTTGAGTCTGGAGTCTTTTCTAACTCTTTATATTGATTTACAAGCTCTAAACCTTTGTCTGCATATCCTAATCTTTTAGAGAATACCATTGTTTCCCCATCAGGTAGTTTTAAAGGAACATTATCATTACTTTGATTTCCTTGTACTAAAGATACACCAGGCATAACTTCTTTTATAGGAGCTTTAGGGTTCATGCTTTGGAACTGTCCTCCTTCAGCACTCATTAAAAGCTCACCGCTTTCTACATTAATGTCTTGTCCCATATCTTGTTTCATATTTGTAGCTTTACCTCCTTGAGCATAGTTTTTTCCTGTTAAACGTTTTAATTCTTCTTGAGCTTTTATAGCTTGGCTAGAAATACCACGCATTGTTGGAGTAAAACTGCTAGAACCTCTTGCTGTTTGAACTCTTTGTGCACTATTAAAAGATTCTTCTAATCGTGCAATTTCAGATTTAAGAGCGTTAATTTTTTCATTAGGCTCTGCTAAAGGCCCTGTAAAAACATCTTTTGGTCGGTTCATTGCTGACATAAACGGAGGGTTTGTAACTCTACCACCCATAGCAAATCCTTCTTGGCCTTGCTGATATATATTAAACATACCAGAGGCTGTATTACCTACACCAAAGTTACTACCTAAATTAAATAGATTACCAAATCCTGAAGCTCCTGCCGTGGAAGCTTGCCCTGCTAAACTAGGGTTCATCATTGCAGGATTTATTCCGCTACCATAAAGAGCATTAAAAGTATTTGCACCTGGTACAGAACTCATTCCTGCAGCACTTGTTGCAGCATTAGCTGCTCCCGCACCACTGAAAAGACCTGCACCACCAAGAAATCCAACAGTACTTCCAAACAAGTTACCCATTTTCATTTCATCTGCATATGTTTGTCTAAGCTCAGGACGTAGTAATTTAGTTGCAGGAACTAGGCCTCCTGTAACTCCTTCAACAGCACCTGTTAATCCTGTTTTAATTTGTTGGCCTAGTTTTTTAAACATGTCTCCAAAGCCTGCTTGAGGAATAGCTCTACCACCATAAGCTTTAGATTGATCTCCTTCGTACTTAAGATCATATAGTTCTTCTTTTGTATAAGGTCTTACTTTATCTCTATACTCTCTATTTATTTGCAGGTTTCTCATCAATTCATTACTTGGGAACCACGAATCTTGCAATAAAAGACTATCTTCAGTAATACGATTTTGAAGCCTTTCGTAACTATAAGGAGAATCTACCCACCCTGTAAAAGGATAGTTTGGATTATATTGTAAATAATCTTTATGTTTTTTAGGTGGATCTCCACCATTTTTATATTTATTCATATTTCCTCCGTATTTGTAATCTGTAAATTTCATAAATGTCCCGTCTATAGGGTTAGGTACGTCAAAAGACTTATCTAATAATTTTGCTGTTCTTATATTTAAACCATCCCCAAATCTATTAGTAGGGTTATATCTAGGATTAAATATTTGATGCAACTTTGACGCTTGTGCTTTGCCTTGATCTATAAATGCTCTTGACCCTGACTGTATATACTGCGGCCTTTGATTCATTTGTCCTCCTAAAAAGTTATGTTGATTAGCTGCATTAACATCCATCACTCTCCTATTGTTAGTCATGTTATAAATAGGATCAGGAGATGTATTCATAAATAAAGGTTCTTCTAAATAATTTGGACCAACTGTTACGTCACCGCTGAATCCAGATTTATATTTTGTTGTAGGTGCAATGTCATTAGCAATCCTACCTCTATTTATAACATACTTTATGTTTTTTCCTGGAGTAGTAGAAGGCAAATTTTCTAAAACTGCTCCAAACTCTCCATATTGATTTAAATTTTTACCTAATTCTGAGTCATAAATATTTTTAGAACCTATCCTAACATCTCTAGTTACATCTAAAATATTACGATAGTCTCCAGGATTACCTTTATTAGCTTTAATAAGATCAGATATAGACGAAGAGCCTGGATTAAATCCAAAATTTTGGTTAGGGCGTCTTTGAGCTATACGCATTAAATTACCCATAAATTCTGTTTCTTGTCCTTTAGAAAGATTTTGAGTTAATCCTTGAATAGATTTTAAATCTAATGCATCAGGATTTATACTGCTTACATAGTCAGCAGCTTTTGCATCTCTCTTACCTACTTTTAAAAGGTTAGGAAATTCTTTTAAACCCTTTTTAATAGCTTTACCAGGAACAAATGGTAACATAAATCCTGCACTATATAACGCAGCATCACCATAATTACCTTGAGATAAAGCATCTGCTGCATATCCTGCATCTATTGCTTCTCCCGAACCAGGTAAAAAGTTAGCTATATCTGTTACAGTTTGTCCTGCTATATTTTGAGCACTAGTGGCTCCATATGCTATAGGATTTGTTCTCCTTAAGTTTTCCATATACGCCTGAACAGTATTTGGTAACTGATCAGTTACAGTAACTTCAGGTAACAGATTACTAACATTTAATAAGTCTGCATTATAGATAGGCGGATCAGTAAGTCCACCATTTTGATAGTTACGAACTTGTCCTCCGTATTTTAAATCTCTACCTTCTCTATAAGTTTCTAAATATTTTTCAGGTGTTTTATTTGGCGTCTCTGCATCTGGTCCGTATATTTTTGGAAACACATCTGCTAAAGATCTACCATCTCTTAATACGTATCCAAAGTACTCTCTTGTACCTTGTCTACCTAACAAGTTAGAAAGTGCAGAAATCTCATCATCTGTATAATTAAATGGGATTCCTTTATCTTCTAAAACTTTTTTGTACTCTACTCTTAAGTCATTAGCATTTCTACCTAACCCAGGTACACCAGGTATCTTACCAAAATACCTATCTTCAAATAATCTATTTTGTAATGTAGTATCAGAAGCAAAAGATTGTCTATCTACACCTTGTAAGTAAGGCATATTTTGTAATTCTTCTGCGTTGTATAGTTGGCCATACAAACCTGTAGCACTGCTGTTAGGATTAATCATTTTTAATCCGCCAGAACTCTCTACATATCTTAAACCTTTCTTAACTTTTTTTAATAAAGGATCATTATTTTTTGTTTTCTTAGCCATAATCGCGCAATATACTATTTTTTATTATCTTCTAGAAATTCTAAATAAGGTTTTTACGTAATGTAATGTTAACTCTTTAGCATTAGTTGCTATTAATTTTATTTTTATATACGTATCTCTAAATCTATATCCTGCTTGCGTTCTTGGTACAGGCAGTTTAACCATTTTTTCTTTAATCTTTTTATAAAAAAATTGTTGTTCTTCAGTAGTACTTATACTTTTATCAATCACAACTTTTTTATTATTTTGAGAATTTATAAATTGCAACATATTTACGTTATCTGACGTACCTCCTTTAGAATACCATTCTAAATTATCAAATACTTTTGTATATAAAGGATGTTTATTAACTATAAATTCTATTTCTGACGGATAGCTTTTATCGTACCACTCTGCAATATTTCCTTCATTGTGTAAATAAAGTCCAAAGTTTTGTTCATTTGAATCTAAATAATCTATAAATCCTTCTTCAAAATAAGGAACTGATAATAATTTATTAGGTAAGCTTATAAATAAATCAGTTGTAAATGTATATATAGAAGAAAAAGAATTTGTAAGCTCATTAAAAATTAACGTTTCACCGCTAGCTTCTGGTCCAGCATTATCTAGTGAGTATAATATTTCATTATTTATATAATCATATCCTAAACAAACTTTACTATCTGAGTGTAATCCTACAAGTCCTTCATAAGATTTAATAAGTTTTGTATCTGATATAGGATTTAAACCTTTAGGATTAAAATGGTAAGCTTTTTTAGTATTAACATCTATCCAATAAATACCTGTTTGTCCTGTTACAACATGTCTATTATCTTTACACCCTGTATAAGTAGATATATTTTGATGATCTTGTATAACTTTTGATCCTATACCTAAAGTAATATTAGTACCTGTAGAATCTACTACAGTTGATACTGGATTTATTTTTAGTGCGCCAAAAGCATTATCTTGTAGATAATACATTTGATCATTATAAACAATTAATTTATTTATATTACCATAGTTACCATCTAGATCTCTGTAGTTTCCAGGAGATATTTGACGCCATCCATCAGACACTGCATTATCTACTTTTATATCTGAAAACATTACTCTACTCGAATACTCTGAAACGTAGTTAGTAAATAGCGGAGGCGCTACATATGTAAACGTATCATTTTCAGAACTGTATGTAGAATTTAATCTAAATTGATTTAAAGGTGTTAGAGTGTCACCTGAAAGATCAGGTTGATTAGCAAAATGCCATCCTTGTCTTAACGTTATATTAAAAGATGTTTCTACTGGAAACGCTAGTCCTAAAGCTTCATATTGAGATAATACGTCTGCAGGAAATGCTACATCACCATGCACACCTGCATTAGTTTTTCTCATTCTAGTTATATCATACATGGCAACATATGTATCTCCTCCAAACACTTGTTCGTATGCACTTGAGTTAGGATCATATTTATTAAAATGCCCTGTAGATATATATTTACTAGATGCTATGGCAGACTCATCTGCTCCTCCGTATCTGCTATCCGCAACATTGTTTCTTTTTACAGCAACTAAAAGTTTATCAAATTCATTACCAGAATAATTTTCACCATATAGCTCAGATCTAGTAGAAAGGAATTTTGACCAATCTAATTTTTGATCTGTTCTAAAAAATTGTGCTTTTTCTCCTACAGATATTTTTCTTCTTTGAATTGAGGTTCCATCAATATCTGTATCTGTTACAATATTCCAAAAACCATAAAAGTTACCTGTCTCTTCTTCAGCACCTACACCTTGACCCAACCCTTCTACAGAGTATGCTACTAAAGGTTCTAAATCTTCTCCCACTGAACCTCCAACATTATGTTTAGCTCCATATGTAATATCTGTTTGAAATGCTTCTACATCATACGTTATTCTTAAAGGTTGAACTATGTGTGCCCCACAAACAACCCCATAAGTATGAGAACTATCACCTGTGTTACCATCATCAATATTAGATTGAAACTGAGACCATAACCCTCCTAAAATTCTTATACGATATTGTCTATCATTAGTATTAACTTGATTTAAATTAATATAGTTTTCAGTAAAATCAAATTCTGGAGAACTTACATTTATATAACGTTGATAAGGGTATGATATAGACTCATCATCTTCAGTGTAAGATTGGTAAGTAGTATTTGCATACGCAAGGTTTCTATTTGCTGAAAAATAATATGGCTGCTCTGTATTATTTAATGTGCTGTTATCATAGTAATGAAAATAATTTGTTAAAGCCCCTACAGCTACAGTAGATTTATCTACATCTTGTCTTTTAACTCTAACAAAACTATATCCTCCTACATTTTCTTTTATACTTTCAGGTAAATCTTTTAACTTAAACTCAACCCCTAAAGCATATAAATGGCCTTGAGCGCTAGTTCCCGCGTCTGTAGAAGATTGAGCTTGGTACCCAGCAGAATAGTTAGAAACTATTCCATCCATATAATCTATATACCCACTAAATGTACCAGTTGCACTTTGATTTGTAGCAAATATAGTCATGTCTTGATGATCAGAGTCATTATAGTTTTGACACAATGTTGTCCCACTTTGTGAAAGTGTTGTACCTGATATAGCATAAGTATACATTCCTTCTACACCATCTTTATCTACATCATCTACTGCAGGAAATCTAATATCTGCAATCCAATTTACAAATCCAGGATTACCTACTTTATCGTAAAGCACAATACCAAATCTATAAACTTCATCTCTTTGGTACCCTCTATATTTTCCTGCTGTAACAGCACCTTTATAATCATCAGTTAAATTTGACCCTAAGAAAGGGGCTTCTGCAGGTATACTAGCTTTAGCGCTATTAGGTAGTTTTATTTTTGTAAATTTAAAATCAATATATTCTCCCGTACCTCCTAAAGTAGCGCCATCGTCTTGATATTTATATAGATTATTTTCCTCTGAAAACCATTCTTGATCATGGTTATAAGGATTAGAAAAAGTATTATAAGTTTCTACATTAGATGTAGATTTGTAAGGAAATAATATATCATCCTGTCTTTTATACCTATAAGATTTAGCATCAAAACTTAAATCTGATGCATTTACTTTCACATTACCTAAAAATAATCTATTATCTTTTTCGGCTATTGTTTTTACACTTGAAGCAGATTGATTAAAAGCAGTTAATTCTTCTACGCTAATAGAAATTGCATTTTCATTTGTACTATGTGTTAGCTCCGCTACTCTATCAGTATTTATAGTAACTTCATTTACAATTTGTATAGCTGTTTGCCCTACAGAAGTTGTTCTATACACAACCACTAATTCTACTACATCGTATTTAGGGTCTATGTCTTCAATTTTTATATAAACTTTTTTATCTGTTTCTTCACCAGGAGCAGTACCGTTGGCTTCTGTTTGGTTTTCAGGATCGTCAATATACTGCCAATATTGTGTACCATTAATTATATGTACAAAATTAGACAGTTGTGAAAATCTAGTTACAGATCCATCAGAAGTTTTTAATCTATAAGCATATTGATACATACCTGCAGGTAAATTACCTCCTGTAGATACTTCTTCAATATTTAATTTTTCAAAAACTGCAATAGGAGATAAATTTAATTCTGTAATATCTTCTAAATCTGAATAATCGTTTTGTATATTTAAAGTTCTTACAGGGTTTAAACTATCTGTAAAATAAATTCTCTGTATGTTAGCGCTTTCATATCTACCTATAGCTTCTATAGGATAGTTAACATTAAAATTTAATTCTGTAGATTCTAATACTAACTGTGGTACATAAGTATTTAAATCTAATTTATAAATTACGCTTATATCATTAAATCCTGTAGGAGTTGATGCGGCATGTACTACTCCAAAAACTATTAAAGTTTCTCTTATATATGTATATCCTATAATATATACAGGAGCTTCGTGTTCTGTAGTAACTAAAACTAACATACTCATCGGGCCTTCCCCCTGCTGCTGCCACTCTTCTGTAACAATTGTATGCTTAAGCATTAGCTTTTTCTTATTACCTTTTACAGTTGTAACAATAGCAGATTGCTCAGATTCTCCGTCTGTAATTATTCTAATATTTTTACTTCCAACGTAAAAGCCATCTTGGGGAACTGTTGTCCCAAGATCTTTAGCCATACCTTTATTAAAACTATTTATTTGCTGATCTCTCATTATCTATTAAAGTTTTTTCTGATTTCAGGTGAACCTAACGTTTTAAAAAATGTTTCATGATGATTTACTTTTGGAAGTAATCTCATAGTTTGATTTTTAATAGCTTCTATTTGGTCTAGGTTTGGCATCTTAGCTTTATTACCTGCTTGCCCTACATACCATTGCCATTCTTGTTCTGAGTGCTGAAACACTGCTTGTTGTAACTCACCTTTTCTCCAAGCTATATAGTCTATCTTCATTGTGAGATATTTTTTAATAGCTAATTGATAACTAGTGTTATCTGGAATAAGAGGGAGACCTTCATCGTCTGTAGGTATAGCTAAATAAGCCATACATACAACACCTTCTTTTACAGATAAAGTAATATGATTATTATTTAAATCAAATGTAATTGTTCTGCCCTCTTGAGATCCGTCGTTACCTAATATAAACTCTTGAGTACCATCAGATTGTAAATTAAGATTTTCCATTTCTAACAAGTCCCTAGCCTGATAAGAATAAGATTGACTTTCTTCATCATAAGTAAGAACATCTGTACCCCAATTACGAGTTATAGTTTGGTCTGAACTATAATATAAAGAAGATGCAGAAGATTCATCTATACCGCAACAGTCTCCTGATAGCAAGTGGTGAAAAGTATTTCCAGAATACTCTGCTGCCATACCATTTACAGCTACTTGTTCTAACTGATAAAAGTCACAAGGTAAAGTTGCTCTGTAGTCTGTAATATTTAAATCGGGGTTATCTTTATGTCCTGTTACTTTTCTTATATATTGTCTAGGATGCCCTATTAAATTAAGTGCTTCTTCCGTCCATTGCATACAATCAGCCCAAGGAAGTTCAAACTGATAACCATTATCAGCATATACTTGTTCCATTATTGCTTTTAGTGATATATATTTTCCGTTTAATGCCATGTTATTTTATTTTAATATTATATATCTGCTATTGTTAATTCAGCACCATAAATCTTATCAGCTGTAGATGAAGTGCTAACTTTTATTAGTAAATAATTTGTAGCTGTTGATGACACATATTTATCAGTATTATTTCTAGTGTCATAAAAATGTATGTTAGAGTTTGCAGCACCAACAGCTGCAAGAGTTGCAGCTCCATTAGTATATTTTACTACATAAAAACTACAAGTTCTATTTTGTGATGCATATACTTGCCCATGTGTTACCTTTTTACCTTCTGGTATTGCTATCATAGCATACATTTCTATAGTAGAACTACCAACTCTAATAGAAAAGTTATTTGCAGTATCGTCTTCTACCATAACCCTTTCTAAGTTTGCGTCATCATTAGACATAAACATATTAGGCAATACTTTAATTTTGTTTCCGTATACTCCGCCTGCCGCACCCGTAGCACCCGTAGCCCCAGTATTTCCTTGAGCTCCTGCAGCACCGTTACTACCAGCTGGCCCTTGTGGTCCTTGTGCACCTGCAGGACCTTGTTGTCCTACAACATCATTTACAATATGTCTTCTTATTTCATCAAACTCTTCTTGCATTTCTTGAAGCTGATATATTAAAGCTCCAAACTCAGGGTTAATTTCATTATCTGCTAAATCTAATAAAGTATTTATATGACCTTCATCAAATTTAGCTTTAAGAGCTGTCTTAGCGTTTCCTGTTCTACTGTGTAGTGGTGAATATTTTTTATTTGCTAATGCCATAATTAATCTAATTCTACTGATAATATTGCTGTTCCGTAAATAAAAATTCTTTGCCCACTACTACCTCCTGTTGTTCTCATGTGAAACCCAAGGGCATCACCTGCTGACAAAGAAGCATTACCTCCAGAAAAAGTAAATGTTTTTTGGTAGGGTTTGTTTTCTGTATATGATCCGTTATGGTCTGTTGCTGTAATAGCGTTCATTGTTATACTTGCTGCTGTACCATCTGTTATTGGTGTAAACTTACTAAAAGCAAAATCTATATCTGCAGAACTAACAACAGAAGAACTCCAATAAAATGTTAGTTGTAATTTTTTTACAGTACAGGCTGCTACAGCAGTGTAACAAGCGGTTCTACTTTGATACTCACTGTTAGCAGAAGATATGGATGCAGGGGCAGTACTTGATCCTAATATAGCTAAAGTCCCACTACCTGCACTATACCAAGAGTCATCATTATACATGTAAAACATGTAAGAGTTTAAATCTTTTATCTTAATTTGGAAATACTGTCCTATTTTTTCACCTTGAGTCTGAATATCATCTCCTTCAATAGATACTTTTCCAGCAGCACTTCTTGCTATAGTAGTATCAGTTGCGTGTCCTAACTCTAAAGTTCCATTAATAGTAACTTCTTGTGCGTCTCCTTCAACTTTTAATACGTCTGGGTTTGTAGAGTTACCTAGTTGTATGTCGTAAGATCCAGCATGTTGCAGCTCAAGTATTCTTGAAGATGCTATATTTAAGTTTGCTGCTGAAGCGTTATTAGTTATATTATTACCATCTACAGTTAAGTCACCATCTATTTGTAAATCACCAGATGGATTAATTGTTGCAATATCAGTTGCTGTTCCTTGAGCACTTCCAGAGCTACCCGCAGAGTGAGAATAGAATATTATATTACCTCCAGTACCCGTTCCTGTTCCTCTACCAGCTGCAAGCAATAAGGTTCCACCAGTTTTATTGGTTCCAGTAGCGTCACCAGATTTTAGTTCCAACCTACCACCAGAATCATCGCCATGTGTAAGCCTATGTATTGAAGCTATACCATTGTCATCGGCACCTATTGTTAGAGTTTCTGAATCGTAAGATAACGTTTGTTCAGGCGTAATAGCACTGGTACCATTACCTGTAAGCACAGCATTAGAAGTTAAAGCTGTAGCGCCTGTACCACCTTTAGAAACT